TGAAATGGAGAGACGAGATGAGTTAGCCCCTGCCACCACGCGCCATAGCTGTAGCCGCGCGTCGAAACGGCGACCGAGAAGCCGTAGGCTGCCAGTGCCCAACGTCCCATTCGGGGCTGTACCAAACGCTTGTCGTGTCGCGTGATGGCGGCGGCTTGCCTGCGGTGCGGTGGAGGACGTGACTTGCGGAGAGGCGCGTTGCCCCCGCGTAGGCTTCGGCCAGTAGCAGGCTGAAGCATTCCTTTTCCGGTTTGCATCGGACGGCGGCGCCCACAACGAAAGGACGCCATTGTGAAAACAGCACTAACCCATGAAGAAGTTCAACGTTACGCGCCATACCACGAAATAACTGAATTTTGGTACGGGTTCCGTGAATATCAAAATGGATGTGCCTATAAGCTGCAAAAACTTGGCTATCCATTACGTAATAGCGTTGCTGAACAAGCCTATGACCGTGGTGCGGAATGTGCCATGCGTCGTGAACATCACGCCTAATCCCCACAACGAAAGGACGCCACGCCATGTCAGACAAAATCGAAATCAAGTTTTTCGTCGCCCTCAATGAAGACGGTGAATACGGAATATCAACCGACAAAGATAGCGTTTGCGATGATCTGTCGCCCGGCGCAACGCGCATCGTTAAATGCGTCATGCTCATGACGGCACCAAAACCCACCGAAGTTGAAATTGGTATGCCGGACGAAATGTCCGATAAACCCTCTGTAACCATTAACGCCTAGTTTCCAATCATTGCGCCGTCGTCCGCTGCAAACCACGGAAAGGAAACAGCATATGAACATGATTCGAGGAAATACTATCTACACGCAAACCGCGCGCTTCGACGACCACCAACGCGCGCTCGGCGAAGATGAGATGCGCGCTCTCGCGCCATCGATCTTCGCCACTCAGGCGCACCACTCGCGCTCGGAACGGTTCCGGCCAATTCCAACGATTGACGTGCTTCGCGGCCTCGGTCGCGAGGGATTCAGCGTGGTCGGCGCCAAGCAGTGCATCGTCCGTCATGACGATCGCCGTGACTATACCAAGCACATGGTCCGCCTACGGCGGCTTGATGAGGACAAGAAATATCGTGTCGGCGACACGGTGTTCGAAATCGTCCTCAAGAACGCCAACGACGGCAGCGCAGCTTACGACTTGCTCGCTGGCGCGTTCCGCATCGCGTGTCTCAACAGTCTCGTGACTCAGACTGACGACATGGAGACGCTGCGGGTGCGTCACTCTGGAGACGTCGAGAACAAGGTGATCGAGGGCACGTATCGCGTTCTCGACACTGCGGAACAGACGTTGAAAGCGCCGCAGGATTGGCCGCAAATCACGCTCAACCGTGAAGAGCGGGAAATCTTCGCAGAGGCCGTACATGCGGTGCGGTTCGCCGACAACGAAGGCAACGTCAACACGCCAATCAAGCCGGCGCAGCTGCTACTACCGCGCCGTCCAGCGGACCAAGGTAACGACCTGTGGACGACGTTCAACGTTGCACAGGAGAACACGATTCGCGGCGGCCTCGCCGCGATGGGACGCGACGCCAACAACCGGCCGCGCCGCACCACAACGCGCGGCGTCAACGGTATCGATCAGGACGTGAAACTCAATCGCGCCCTATGGACGCTCGCCAACAAGATGGCGCAGCTGAAAGCCGCGTAGTCGCAGCCGCTGACGCTTTCGGGCGCCAGCAACGGCGACTTGCCGATGCAGACTAAACCCGGAAAGGAAAGCAAATGATGATACCGGAATTCTCGTTTGACGAACTTGTAGCCATTATCGCCGCGCTTCATTTCTACAAGGACGCATGGGAAGCCGTGCGCGATAATTCTACCAATTCCCAGCTTGAGCCAGTAATCAGTCTCGCGCTAAAAAAAATCGCGCACTGCGACAGCGCTCTTGCTATTGCACATCAACTAATAGCGCGATGACGCGACACTCCGCGCTCTCACGTAGAGCGCGGCAGCCGCGACATGCGGAAAACCCGGAAAGGAAAGAACATGAGCGAACTGGTCTTGCACGACGTTACCAAAGTCGAAATCACACCTAACGGTATCGGCTCTACTATCTGGACGACGTTAACGATTGTTAAATCAAACAATGAACGTTTCGAGGTGATTGTGTTCCACAACAAACCCGTCCTCGAAATCATCAACAATCCCAGCAAGCAAGCTAAGGCCGCCTAGCCGCAGCCTCTGCCGCCGCACGCAATGCGGCGGCAGAAACGGCGACTGTGCCGATAACCCGGAAAGGAAAGTTAAATGGTCATCATTACACGTCAGGATTATGGCTGGTCTGCAATGTTCTTTGGCTTTGAAAAGATGCCTGAGGATGTTGAGATACCACTGCCTTTAACCAGCGAGGCGACGCTATCTGATGTAATGTGGCATATCAGGAAGAGTTTTCCTAATACCAGATTTCAGTATCGTGATGGCGATAAGTTGCTACCATGTCCGACGCGGACGTTATGACGCGACGGACGTTATGACGCGACACCATGCGGCCTGCGGGCCGCATGAGCCGCGACATGCGGAAAACCCGGAAAGGAAAACCTGCAATGAACGCAATAACCGTAGTCAAGAAGGGCGATCGTCACGTCGCCCTGTTTCGCTGGTCAACTGAAATCAAAGACCGCGTCAAAGCCGCGGGCTTCCGTTTCGACGGCACCCGCAAGGAATGGTGGACGAACGACGCAGCAATCGCTGCGTCGTTCAACGGCGCCGCACCGGCGCCGCAGAATGACTATAAGGAACCGGATACGTCCGATATTCCTGAGGCCGGACCGGAATGGTTTGCTAAAGCTAATCTGGTAATCCCGGCGCCGGACGGCCTTGCCTATCTGCCATTCCAGCTTGACGGCATTTCTAAATTACTACCACGCAAGAATGCGCTGCTAGCCGACGAGATGGGTTTAGGCAAGACCATCCAGGCAATCGGCGTCATCAATGCGACGCCATCGATCAAGCGAGTCCTCGTCATCTGTCCGGCCTCGCTCAAGACCAACTGGAAAAAGGAACTGATGACGTGGTGCTACCGGCCGATGACGATTCACGTCATTTCGCCGGGAGCCGATTGGCAGCCGTGCGACATCGTCATCCTGAATTACGAACAGGTGGCAAAATATCGCTCATGTATCGACCGTGTCGCATGGGATTTGCTGATAGCCGATGAGTGTCACTACCTCAAGAACGGCAAGGCGGCCCGCACCCAGGCCGTCATCGGCAAATGGGCCGACGCACCGGCTGACCGCGTTCCCCCAATCAACGCCACTCGCAAGCTGTGGATGACGGGAACCCCCGTCCTTAATCGTCCCAAGGAACTTTGGGTTGCGGTGCGTACGCTCGATCGCAGCGGCTTGGGCCAGGATTGGCTTTCGTTCCACACCCGCTACTGCGCCGCTTACAAAAACGTTCATGGTTGGCAATTGGACGGTAATTCCAATCTTGATGAGCTGCAAAACCGGCTTCGTAACGGCATCATGGTGCGCCGGAAAAAAGCCGACGTGTTAAAGGAATTGCCCGCCAAGCGCCGGCAGGTGTTCTTGCTGCCGGCCGAAAGCGCCGATACCAAGAAAATGCTCGAGCTGGAAAAGGAACTGGCGCCGGTCAAGGAAAAGCTCGACAAGTTGCGGGCGGAGGTCGAGGCGCTATCGGTCAATCAAGCCGACCTCGCCTACAAAAAGGCGGTGCAGGCCCTCGAAAAAGCCGAAGGCGTGGCGTTTTCGGACACCGCGCGAGTCCGCCATCAAACCGCGCTTGCCAAGCTACCCGGCGCGATCGACCACCTCGCCAACGTGCTGGAAAGCGAATCCAAGGTTGTGGTGTTCGCGCACCATCATGACGTCATCGACGGCCTGATGGCAGGACTTGCCGATTACAGCCCCGTCAAGATCGACGGCCGGGATGCCCCAGGTGACCGGCAAAAGGCCGTGGAGGCGTTCCAGGGCGACCCCGGTGTTCGGGTCATCATCGGCTCAATCGGCGCCATGGGGGTCGGGTTGACGCTTACGGCGGCATCCTATTGCGGCTTTGTTGAACTCGATTGGGTGCCTGGCAACATGGCCCAGGCCGAAGACCGGCTACACAGGATCGGGCAGGCTGAGTCCGTGCTGGTGCAGCATATCATGCTGGACGGCTCGTTCGACGGCTATATGGCGGCAACTGTGGTTGCCAAGCTGCGGGTCATCGAGAAGGCAGTCGGATAGCACCGAGCGCGGCCTGCGGGCCGCGTCACGGTGCAATCATGCGCCAGGAAAGGAACAAGAAATGAAAGCTATCCTTCTAGCAACACTACTGTCGGCAACACCTGTTCAATTTCAATGGGACCCGGACGGGACCCTGCGACGCATGGACGAGCAGGCATATCGCAACCGCATCCAGAGTCAGATGACTCAGGATCGCATGCAGCGTGCGCGAGAATTCGAGCAGCAACAAATGCAATGGAACTGGCAGCAGGGCCAGCAGATGCAACAGCGGTTGCGAGACATGAACAGGAGGTGATGTACATACAAGGCTGACATGTGTACGGCGGCGCCTCGCCCCTGCGGGCGCCGCCAAAATTTTTAGCCGATTCTCGCCATATGCTATAAAAAAAATTTCAAAAAATGGTTCCAAAAAAAATTAGAAAGTGGTAGGGTTGTCCATGGTCAAGATCGACAAGGGCATTGCCCCAGAGCCGCAGCCGCCGCGGTCGATGAAATATCCCTGGCTGCAGCTGGAGATCGGCGACAGTTTCGAGATCAATTCCTCGCTCGACGTCGCGAAAATTCACGCACGCCAAGCATCGCTGCGCTACGGCAAGACATTCGAGGCGCAGATGTACAAGGGCAGGCCGCGCATATGGAGGTGGGCATAAATGGACAACATTGACACTAACCGCTTGCTCGCAATCGTCAATCGCGTTGAAGCTGACATTGTACGTTTGTCGGCCGCCGTCGAAGCGGCTCAACGCACACTGAAAAACATCAAGACCGAATTGCGTCAGAACGGCAAGAAGGTGGTCGAGCTCCAGGCCGGCCAGCAATTCCTTGCCGGTCAGTTCAAAAATCGTGACGGCACAATGTACGGCATCGGCCGCATGCTGCCACCGCCGCGAGAAGAGGAATGAAGGAATGGCCACCATCCGCCAGGGCCTTTATGACCTCTTGCAGAGCGTCGAGATTGACACCAAAGAGGCTGGCCGTACTCATGTCGAGCCGTGGCCGTCACAGCGGCTTGTCATCGACGCTGTCGCACGCGGCCTGCAGGAAGGTGTGCATGAGTTTGTCATTCTTAAATCGCGTCAGATGGCGATTACGACTGTTGCTTCTGTTATTGAACTATTTTGGGCGTTGGCTAACCCTGGAATTCAGGGTGCGATCATTGCAGATCGAACTGATAATCTTGAAAGGCTGCGCCGCATCTTTGCGTCCCTTCTTGAGACGCTCCCCGACGAATGGCGTGGACCGGACCACCGGATCATAACCAACAACCGCAACGGCATGGTGTTCGCCAACCGCTCGACCATCGACCTGCTTGCCGCTGCTAGCAACCCGGACCTGGGCGCTTCCCGTGCATTGAATATGATGCACGCAACTGAATGCAGTCTCTGGAAATCACTGGCCGGCGTTGAATCGCTGAAAGCCTCGCTGGCGCGGCTCAACCCGAGTCGACTTTATGTCTGGGAGTCGGTCGCGAACGGATTCAACTGGTTTTATAATCATTGCCAGCAGGCCAAGCAGGACCGCCACATGCGGTTCTTGTTCATTGGTTTCTGGGCCAACCCGACCTATGCCATCCCCAAGACCGATCCCGATTTCAAAATCTATTGGGACCGCGGCACGCTGACCGAGGACGAGATCGCCCGCGCCCGTTTCGTCAAACAAAACTACAAGGTCACCATCAAGCCGGAACAAATAGCATGGTGGCGGCGGGAAGCCGAATTCCGCCAAGACGAATACATGCTGCGGCATTACCCATGGACGGAAAAGGAATGCTTTATTGCGTCCGGCTCAGGCTTTTTCCCTGCCAAGCGAACCTTGGAGATCGCCGAGCAGCTAGGTCCGAGCTCGCCACCATATCAGGGTTACAAGTACATCTTCGAAGAACAGTTCCTAGCATCACGTCTCGAGCAGGTTACCAACCACGAAGACGCCATGCTCAAGATTTGGGAGCCGCCCGAGCCGGGCGGCGTCTACGTCATCGGCGTCGATCCATCGGGCGGCGGCGGCGGCGAGGCCAACGATCATGCCATCGAAGTACTACGCTGCTACTCGGACCGCTGTGTGCAGGTCGCTGAATTCCAAACCAACCGGCCTTTGACGTATCAGCTGGCCTGGGTGCTGGCACATCTTGCCGGGGCCTATCGCGATCATATCGCAAACCTGGAGGTTAGCGGTATTGGCGCCGCCGTCCTTCCTGAAGTGAGAAATCTGCGTCAGTTGGCCGAGCGCGGGATTCTACAAGGCCGCCCCGAGGGTCAGAGCATCTTGGACATGATCGGCGCGGTACGGTGGTTCCTCTACCGGCGAGCCGATACCATGGGCGGGGCCGGCAACGTTATTGCGTGGAAGGCCAACCAGGACAACAAGCATCAAATTTACTCGGAATTGCGTGACTCAATCATGGTTCCCAACAGGATAGAGCTTCGCTCGCCCAAGCTGCTGGCGCAGATTCAGGCCGTCATCGAGGACGAGGGCTGGTTGGGTGCCGGGCCCGACACAGGGGAAAACGACGATCTTGTCGATTCCCTTGCACTTGCCCATCACGCTTATGTCGAATGGCGGCGGCCGTCGCTGGTCGCCCGCGGCGTCTCGTGGGCCTCGGTCAAGGGCGAGCGTCCGCCGCAAAATGCTGGTACACTCCTGTCGTTCGCGTTTTCCGAGCACATCGCCGCGATCAACCGGAAGGCGTACATTCGACGAGAGAAATTCTAATGCGCAATTTCATGGAAGAACGTCGGCGACAACTTATTCAAGACGAACTGGTGGCCACGATCGATCGTGTGTTCCCGCACGACAGTGTGTTGCGCGATCTGTATTCACAAAATCCGTTGCTCAATCTGCTGCTTAATGTCAAACGCGGCAGCAAGTCTCCATACACGCAACCAATCATACGGGAGAAGCCCTGATGGAATACAGCTGCCTGTCATGTGGCTGTCTGATCGACTGCGCCCTGAGCCCCGAGGCGGCCCCAGCCCCGAGCGATTTCGCCGCCTGTCTGAATTGCGGGCATCTTATGGCATTTGCCGATGATATGTCATTTCGCGAACTGACGAGCGATGAAGCCATAAACAACGACAGGGCGAACAAAGCGATGCAGTATCCCGCCGCTCAAATCATAGGAGAGATTCCAAATGGCTGAAGAAATCACTCCATTTGCCGTCACCATCACCATCAGCACGGGCACTGCCGCGCCAACCGTCCCGGCAGGCTCGGTCCGGGTCGGCAGCGCCGGTGTAGACGCCGGGGGCAACATCTGGTTGTTCTTTCCGCGTACGACCATCTCGGGCACCACCTCCGGCGGCTGGATGTATGCCGCGACCGTCACCGGCGGCCTGCCGGCGGGCGCCACGGTACCGATTCAGGAGACGCCGTGACGTGCCCATCGTCCGCACCTATGCCTGTCCGGCCTGCAACCATTGGCTCGAGGTGACGCTTGCGGCCGAGCAATGGGACGACCCGCCACCGGATTGTCCGGCCTGCGCCGCACGCACCCAGCAGGAATTCAAGCCGTTCGGCATCACCGGTTCAATCGGCACGCGGGCTCATGACATTGCCGAGGAGATCATCACCTCTGACTACCACGCCGCCGATTTCCAGCGCGAGCACCGTCAGGACGGCACGCCGTCAGTGCGCTACAAGGACCAGACGGCAGGAGTTCCGGTAAGCACATGGGGAAAAGACCAGACCAACGCCGCGCTGGAGCAGGCAATCGCGGTCGGCCGGCAGAGTCGACTCCGACACGGCTCCGGACTCGATGTGCTGCAGGCCAACCTCGCGAGCGGCGCCGAGCCGGACTTGATTGCCAACAGCAAGAAAAACAAGATGATCAAGCTGTGGTAAATCGCAACCATCACCGTCTGATCATTGAGTTTTACGCCGATCTTGCTCCCTGTCCGTACTGCGGCGCCGTCGATCCCGATTATCGGCTATGGTGCCTGACCGAAAAACCGGCCAGCGAGTGCGCGCAACATGCCCGATCAACTCGACCCATCGCTTGACGAGCTTGCTACACCACAGCAACCGCTTTACCCCAAGGGGGTACGGGAACAGCAACGTGTAAGCGCTCCAATCGGAAGCATGCTTGGCGACCTTGTCAAACAATTTAACGATCAAATTGGCCAAACCATGCTGTCGTCTGATCCGACCAGGGTCGATGACCCGGGAGCATACGGCGCTGCCGACCTTGCGCGGCAAACTTTGGGCGGTGGCTATATGGGTGCGCCTTTGCGGCGCGGTGTGGGTATATGGGGCGGTAAGCTTTACAGTCAACTTTCCCCCCAGGAGACACGCTCGATTGACGCCTGGCTTAAAAATCAATCAAATCTCAATGAATATTTCTCTGGAATGTACAATCCAGGAAGAACAAAATTCAATGTTTTTGATAATGGAGATTTTGAGGTAGGCGCACCATTATTCGATAATAACAAGCAATTTGTTGGTCATGCGGATCGCAAAATTTTTCCAAGGTTAAGAAAAGCGTACCATGGCAGCTTGAGCATAGAGGATTACGCAAAAAGCAGGGGTTACGGAAAACAGCTAAGTCTCGCCCATTTCAATACTTATCAAAAAACCGGCATCAACAATTCCAATTTGCTTGCCGTCGAGGACGGCAGTTCGTTTTGGGCCCATCTTGGCTATCTTCCAAACCGTATTGAGTGGGAAAATGTCATCAAGCCGGGAATAAGAGATAACATGCAAACTATGAGCGGATTTGATCCCAATACTGTAGAAAAAATCTTGCGCAGTAGTGATCCGAGGGCGATATGGGATATCGCTGACCTGCCGGAGGGTAAGCAGCTGTTATATGATGTGCCGTGGCACGGCAGCTTTGATATGAACAACGCTGAACAAGTGGAAAGGATGAACATCAATGCCAGAAAACGTTGAACAGCTTATCAAAAGACGTCTTGCCGCAGCCCAAAAAACAATAGACGGCTTTGTCAAGGAATCGGGCTTTCGACATGAACAGGTGCTTAACGGAAAAAGCCGCGAGCAATGGCTCAAGGAACACGAGGCTAGATTGAGACAGAAGCATGCTCAAAATCCCCAACAAGCCCGACCTGTTCGGTGAATGGTGCAAGGACGTCACCGACGAATGCATGGCATCGTCCGACGAGCGTGGCCTCGTCCTGACACGGGCCGCGCAGTATTACTATTCAGGCTCGTACAACACTAATGCCGCGATCTACAACAAGACCCGCGCCTTCATCGATCGGCTAGCCGGCTTCCTGATGCAGCCGACCGATGTGCGGTTTGCTATTATTTTTGACTCCTCAGAACCCGAGGATGTCCTGAAGCGGGGGGAATCAGTCGCGGAAAAACTGACCGCGGACTACAAATCAACCGACAGCGACGTGACCTTCTCGGAGGCTAACACCTGGGCGCTGGTCAATGGTTGCCAGCTGCTCAAGCACCTGCCGCACGACGAGACGTTCAAGATCGCTCCGGTGCATCCGCAGAATTTCGGCGTGCTGTCGGAAACCACGCTCGACCTGGACGAGCAGGAAGCCTTTGTCCATGTCAGCTATCCGACCACATCGCGATTACGCTCCATGCTCGAAGAAATGGAGCACCCGAAGACCAACGCCATCATGGCGCAAATCCTGGAAGGGCCGGCGCGAGCCGAGCAGCAGGAAAAGCCGACCTATTTCCATCAAATGGTGGTCGGCGGCCTGCACCCGGTCGGCGAAGCAGGCAGCCAGCCGTCAGCGGCCGGCATCGTCAACGTGTTCCCGGTGCCAACACCGTGGCGGCCCAATACGAGGCTGCTGCGCACCGTCAAGCACTGCGAGCTCTGGGTCAAGAATTCAAACAACGATTACACCACGATCCAGTTCGTCGACGGCGCCGAGCCGATCATCATTGAGGGCGACGTCACACGGCGCAACCTGTCGCGTATTCCCGGCCATCATCCATTCGTCAAGCTACAGGCTCAGACCACACCAGGTTATTTCTGGGGCCGCTCACTCATTGCCGATGTTCAAATGCTGCAGGACATCTTGAGCAAGCGATTGCGTGACTTGAAGATAATGTGGGACCGCAACGTCAATGCCGCACAGGTGTTCTCCGGTTTTACATCGGTCACTCCCGAAGAATATTTCAAGATCATCAATGAAGGCGGATTCATCAGTGACCCGAATCCCAATGCCAAAGCCAACAAGCTCGTCGAGCCGCCGCCCGAGAACTACCTCGAAGAGCTCGATTTTCTTTTCAAGCTATTTGACGAGGCTGCTGGATTCTCCCCTATCATGGGAGGCCAGGGAGAGCCTGGAGTCAGAGCGGGCGTTCATGCTCAAACTCTTGTGCGAACATCATCGCCGCGCCTCATCGACCAAGCCGCACGTCTCGAACGACAGCTAGCCCAATCCGGTTACCTCTGCATGAGGATCATGCAGGCCATGGACCCGTCGATTTATACAACCGATAGCGGCGCTGAGTTCACGCTCGCGCAACTGCCTTTCAACTTCCAGGTTGAAGTTGACAGCCATTCGGCCTCGCCGGCCTTTGCCGAGGACAACCGGCAGGTCGCGATTGCATTGGCGCGTGCGGGTGCCATTGACGCTGAAGATTTAATTCACATGCTGCATCCGCCCGGCACACAACTGTTGCTGGCGCGGCTCAAGCAGCGCCAGAAGGCGCAGGCGCAGCAGGCCAAAGAGCAGAAGACCGAAGAGCTGTTCCGAGATGTGTTGCGCATGCCGCAGGCCGGTCATGGCATAAGGCGATCGGGGAGAAAGTGATCCATGCCGTGTTATTGCGGACAGAATCCATGCCGGTGTTTTCCTCCATGGGGACCTTATCAAGGGCCGCCGTCTTATCTCGGCCAGGGACCGGCTGGGCCAGCTGGAGCGCCGGGACCGGCGGGGCCGGCAGGAGCGCCGGGAACACCAGGAGGGCCGCCGGGACCAGCGGGACCAGCGGGAGCTACAGGGCCCACAGGACCCGCGGGGGCGACGGGGCCGGCAGGACCGACCGGAGCAACCGGGGCGACCGGAGCAGCGGGGGCAACCGGCGCGACTGGCCCACCGGGAGCAACCGGACCACAAGGCCCGGCTAATACGACCCTGTTATCGACGGTTCCACAAAACATCACTGCCGCATCGGCAATAGTGACATCACAGTCAGTTACAATTGCTGCGACGGCAACCTGCACCCTTACATTGCCAACTGTGGCAGCCGGCTCGTGGCTCTATCTGTTGTCAACCACGGCCCAGATCGTGCAATCAGTCAATTCCAACGTCATTCCGCTCGCTGGCGGCGCCGCCGGCACATTAATTTTTACAGCCGCCGCGCCGCACTGGTGCATCATGCAATATAACGGCACCAACTGGGTGACTTTCGCCGCCGTCTGATCTAGGCTGCGCGCGCCCAAAAGGCCGCCGTCCTTGGTCTTCCCACAGAGGCCCCCCAGCCCCTTGTCCCCCCGCGTGACTAAGGACGGCGTTTGGGGAGTAAATTATGGCAAACGCATTCGATCCGACCGCGGACGACCAATCGGCGCCTCCCGAAGCCGCCGGTGCTGGTCCGTCACCGGGAGGGCCCTCAGGTCCACCTCCTGGCGGCGGGCCGGTACTGGCCATGCTCGGCCGGCAGCAAACGGGTCCACCTGTTACCGCGCCGGGTCCGGGCAACATGGCCCAGGGCATGACGCTCCTGACCCAGGCCCACGGCCTGATGGCACAGGCGCTGCAGATGTTTCCGGGCGGCTCGCCGCAATCCAAGGACATTCTCGATTCGATGAAGCGGCTCGGCCGGCACATGAGTCAGGGCGCACCTGAGACTGGCGCGCAACAGACCAGCATCATGGACCTGTTCCGCAATGTGGCCAAAAACGCCCTGCTGCAACGGATCATGCAGTCACGCAGCCAGTCGATCGGTGGCGGCGGCCAGCAACAGGCCGGTGGCGAGCCCGGAAGCGCGGTTCCCGGGATACCCTCCCCTGCAACACCCCTTCCCGGCGCATGAAGTGGTGCTTGTCTAATCGGGCCGATCCAGCTGCGAAAAGGCTGGCAGACCGGCATTACAATCGCCAAAAGCCGGAATCGCCGCAGTTTGTGCCTCCTGGCTCATGCTTGGTGCTGTTGACGAAGTGCGGTAGAGCGTTCTGGGTCACATCGGCACCAATCGCTGACTATGTTCAACATGCCTGGGCCGGCGCATGGGTGTGCTCAGCCTTTCGTCAAGAAGGCGCCGGCAAGGCGTCGGAATTGATCCGACAAGCCATTGCCGCAACACGCTGGTTTTATGAGCCTGTGCCGGCATTGGGCATGATTACATTCATTGACCGATCTAAAGTGCGTCCGATCATGGTACGAGGCGCTAAGACTTG